TGTGGTTTATCGAATTATTGCAAGTTTCTTGCGCTTTTAATTGGCATGGTGTAGTTTTACCCCACCAATTCTATGCAAAGTTACTCGAAATTACTTACATCACGATTATTTTTGTGTAAATGTTTTGCATTATTCACACCTTTTTTGTACTTTTACAACCACTAAATCTCTATTTGCCCCTTGACTGTTTAAGTCAGTCTTTCACATTATTAAATAAAAACTAAACCTGTCTAAACTTCCAATCTCTGAGTTTTGACATCAAGCACTGATTTTTATGAGAACGAAACACGATGTAAAATGGTTAGCTCATTACAATGAACTCCGTATTTATCTCGAGGAGCACCACCAGCTCCCCGACAAGAAACGTACAGAAAACCGCGCATTGCTCAACTGGTGGAAATATAACAAAAAGCTGTTCAAGGCAGGACGGCTCACCGAAGAACGCCTAAAACTGCTACATCAACTGAACGAACTGCGCCACAAGAAGATTCTCGAAATATAATTTTCAAGGCTTTCCGGCATCGCTTTTTAGCCTTTCCGCCATCGCTTTTTAGCTTTTCAGCCATCGCTTAATAGCCTTTCTGCATTGTTTTTTAGCCTTTTTCCATCATTTTCGAAAAATAATCGCAAAAACATTTGGAAGTTTCACCAAAAAGTCATACCTTTGCACTCGCAATTCAGAAATACTTCTATTGTTAATCTGATTGCGATGGTTAATATCGCGGAGTGGAGCAGTTGGTAGCTCGCCAGGCTCATAACCTGGAGGTCGCATGTTCGAGTCCTGCCTCCGCAACTACAAATGGTCGAAATTCCTTTATACAAAGGAACTTCGACCATAATTCGTTTATGGGCGTTGCGGAGACTCGGACGGTAGCTCGGACGCTGATTGTTTAATAGCATTGGTTGCCATCTGGCGAACAATGTAAAAAAATGTACACTTCTGCGAAAAAACTTTTATCTGTAAGAGATATAGTAGGATATACTCTTCCGCGGTTACATACTGGCAAACACTGGTATGTAGACTTTTATGCTTATGACCCCATTATTGACGGGCTCCGTCGCAAGAAATATATGCTCGATGGCTACAAGCTAAAGGAGCGTAAGCACATCGCCACCGTGCTCATCACTAACCTCACACAGCAGCTCACAGCCGGCTGGAACCCATTTGTCAATAATGATAAGGCACGTAGCTACACAACATGGGAAGCCGTGGTGAAGCGCTACACCGATTATCTGAAGGTAGCTGAGAAGAAGAGTATGATAAAGCCGAAGACGGCTACTGATTATCGCAGCCGTTTGGCGGTATTGCTCTCCTACATCGACGAGGCAAAGACCTGCATAAAGTACGTACACCAGTTTGACCGACTCCTTGTCATTGATTTTCTTGACTACATTGTGTTCGACAAAGAGCGGTCTGCCACGACTCGCAACAACTATCGTACATGGCTATCGACCTTCGCCACGTGGCTTGTGGATAGGCAGTACATCACTGAAAATTTCGTTGAGAGTATCAAGATGATGAAGGAGACCGAGAAGTTCCGCGACAGCATCAAGCCCGAGGATCTGCGGAGATTGAAAGAGTACACAAAGGAGAAGCGTCCGGCGTTCTACCTTGCTTGCCTGATGGAGTATTACACCTTTATCAGACCGGAAGAACTGCGTCACATCAAAATAGGCGACATCTCAATAAAGGAGCAGTGCATAACGATACCTGCAGAGGTGTCGAAGAACGGTAAGGAGCAGGCGGTAGCACTCAACGACACATTACTGAAGGTGATGATCGAGCAGGGCGTGTTCAGCCACCCGTCACAAGACTATCTCTTTGGCAAGCACATACGTCCGGGCAGTGAGCAGATAGCGGTGAACCGCTTTAGGCAAGAATGGGTACGTGTCCGGAAAGCTCTCTGCTTCCCCGACACATACCAGTTCTATAGCCTGAAGGACTCAGGAATTCGCGACCTCGCCAACGCCGAAGGCATTGTCGTAGCTCGCGACCAAGCGCGACACTCGGACATATCTGTTACCAATAGGTATCTGAAGAGTCCGAAGGTGGCGCACGAGAGTACAAAGCACTTTGTTGGCGACTTATAGTATCTCGTAGAAGTAGCCGGTCTTTATTTGGCTGACGCAACCATCAACGATCTCCACTTCTATTTTCTGACAGACGAAACGTCGATTGTGAAAGATGTATATTTTCGAAGGATCGGGAATATCGTCTGTCAGAAACTTGATGCAGCGCAGGTTGTGCGTGTCTATATCTGGGTGAGAGGCATCTTTTCTCAAGTCGTCTGGCGACGAATACTGCAAATGGTGAAGCTGGTGCAGATCCATCGATGCCGTCTCCTTCGTCCCAGTCCAGTCTGGATATGCACGATGATCGACAAATGAAACGGGGAAATGGCAATACAAATTCATATCGACGGGCATAAGACCACCCGGCACCTTGATGTCCTCGTACCACCCGTCTTTGCCTTCCATCATAAAGAATTTCTCTGAACTCGTAAAAAAGACACTCATGGTCTTATCTGACTCTACGCTGTTCTCTTCTTGCGTATCTTCGGTCGCATCGCCTTCAATGGCTTCTTGTACTGAAGAATAAGGCTCTCCACCTTCGTCTTCATACGAGCCAGACGGCCCTGTATAGTCATCGGTTGCCGACGGGCATACCACATAATGATTACCATCTACGACATCTGTTTTGTGCGACCGTTTTCTACGGCTAATGCTTGCCGGTGCTATTTTAATCTCAATGGAGTCTGTAGAATCTGCATCGCGTACTATCGGGCTGAAAAAGCCGCATGGTACGAGCGACTCTGTTAGTTTGTCAGAATTCCATTTGTTGGGCCATTTTGCATAAACGAAGTAACCATCGGTTTGTGCGGCAAAAATCGTTTGTCGTTGTTCTTTTAATGGCATGAGCTTTAACGCCGCCCCCATTTCGTCACGATTTTTATAATACTTCGTTGCGTATATATGCTGCACGTTAAGTGGTATGCTATCGCGCCAAGAGCGACTTGTGGTATCATCAAACTTGTATTCAATATTCGAGGCATCAAGCAGATTTGCGCCATCATCGTCGAACTCGCAAGTGTACTCATCGAGGCATTCGTAAGCGACAGCTGCGGAGGAATAAAGTTTTTCTACTGGTACGACATTAACAGACTTGTCTGTCTCATTGAACAGAAATCTAACATTCAACAGTTTGCTAAGTTCCTCCAAGAAGGTATAAACCGACCAGTGCGGCAAGGCTTCTCTAACCTTAAATGTCGGGTGCGCATTGACGATAAACATCCTGCTAAAATACGACCTATCAAAATTAAATGTATAGTCCCCATAGCCCTCATGCTTCAAGACCGTCTCCAGTACATATTGCAGGCGTGGTTGTATAGCCAGGCGCACCATTTCAACATACGTTGTAGGATTGCCACTATTAAGATATGCGCCATGCTTATCTACCAAGACACTTCTATGATAGTAGATGTCATTGACGAACCGGCTATTCGCTTCGTCCCAAACCGGATTAAAAACGCCGGTGAAGCATGAAACCGTGGGGTTGTCTTTTAAGTTAATATAAACCATATCTGGCCGGTCTTTTAGGTGTACGGTTTTCTCAAATCGGCTATCGAGACCAAAAAGAGTATCATTACCCTCAAAATAGTCTATATCGTCAATGAAGTGTTTCTCGAAGGCAGAATTATACTTGATACGCGATTTGCCGCCAACAATTTGAAGTTTGACGGTTGTATCGCTAATAGAAGTGACAGTACCCTTACCCGATATGACGAGCCGATTATCCGCATATATCTTGCAATCATCGAACGACGACATGCGCTTCTTCACATCGAAGCGGTTTATGTGTTTGAAAAGAACCGCGTTTTGATGTATTGACATCGGGAATGAGATATCATAGGAATACTCGCCCGAATCCTGGACATAAGGGTTGTTATATGTTAACTTTATTTTGTCGGAGGTGGACGGGTAGCCCACCTCTCCGTTGATAGTGCAGTGTATCATATTATACTTTTGTGTTATGTATGCGATTTTAATTTATTGTAACGGTCGAGGTTCCTGGCGATGCCGAGTTCTCCGTCGATGTAACACTCCGCATGTATGCCCTGCGCGAGCACCAGCGATAGTTGGTCGATAACATCGCGAGCTTCGCCGAGGGTAGCATTCAGCTCTGAGTTGTCGGTGTTGACCGTCACCGATGGCGCAGACACCACCGTAGCACCGCCCTGGCCGAGCGAGCGCGATATGTCAGCTGCAGTAAGCGAACCGACCGTATTGTTGCGCTGTGCCTCGTCGATGAGCTGCAGAGCTGGCAGAACCTGCGGGTTGTTCACCGCATTGTGGTTAGCTACAAACTCGCCCTCGTGCACGATGCCCGCCTTGCGTCGATAGCTTGAACCGCCCGTAAAGCCCCCCTCGTAGTAGCCAGCCTCCTGAGCTTGCTGTTGTTTCTTGATAGTGGCAATCTGCAGCATACCGGCAGCAACTGCAGTAGCGGCAGCTATAGGAGCGAGGATATGGCCGACAATGGGTATTGCAGCTGCAGAGCTATAAGCATTGATGGCCGACTGAGCAGTCTGCGCTGTTGCTTGAGCTATCTGTATCACCATAGCGCGCTTGTTAGCCTTTTTCTTGGCCGCAGCAAGTTCTTTGTCACGCTTCTCTTCGAGCCTTTTCTTTTTCTTAGAGTTATTGCCAGCTGCTTCTATCTGTTTTTCGTAGTTGGCGTTAATGCGTGCCGTTTCGAGATCCGAGCAAGCCTGCGAGTATGATGACGCAGCCGATAACATAGTGTTCACCGTATTGAAAGCCTGCTGCATGATAGCCTTGCGTGCCTCTTCTTTGTTTCGCGCTATCTCCGTCATGCGCTCCTGGTACTGCTCGTAGGTAATGAGCTGTTGTTCGTACATGGCTTGCACAGCTGCCATTTGGCCACTCGCACTGTTTGCGTTGTCATATTGCGCCTCGAGTACCTTCATTTGTGCGTTCTTCTTATCCTCTTCATTTTGGCGTACGGACTCCAGTTCTTTGTCGAGTAACCACTTCTGTTCGTCGTATTCATCGCCTCCGTGCTCCTGAATGATGGCGAGACGGTCTCGATGATATTGTATCTCTGCCTCTTTTAGCTTCTCGTTATATTCCTTTTCGGTCAACAACCCTTGTGTGCGTTGCTGGAGAAGAGACATTTGTTCTGTGTTGTATGCACGCGTCTTTGCGTCAAGGCTCTCGGTCATCTGTCGCTCCTGAACATCAACAAGTCGTTCGCTCTCAGCGATAGCTGCATCTACCATCGATTGCTGTGTTTGTGTTGTGTCCTGGTCGTACTTTGTTTGAAGGTCTACAAGCTTAACATAATACTGTTGTTTCTTCTCATACATTCGCTTAGCATACTCGTCTTCGTCTATCTCTTTACGTTCGAGCTGCTGCTTGAGAGCCAGTTCATCGGTGTCAAGCGTATGCTTGAGTGCGGAGCTCTCTTTGTCGTACTTCTCTTTCTTTGGGTCTGTCTTAGTGGTATTGCTGTTGCCACCATTACCGCCGCCATTGCCGCCATAACCACCGGTGCCACCATTACCACCATTACCACCTGTACCACCACCATTTATGGTTAGATTGGAGAACGCTTTGCGTAAGCCCTCGTCGGAATTTATGAGCTTGGCAAGTTCGCGTTCTTGGGCATCCAAGACACGTAACTCGCTTTGTGCCGCCTTGAGAGCCTTTTCATGTGCGGCACGCTCGATAAGTTTGTTTGCAAGTTGTCTATTACCTTCAGTCACTTGTCCACTACCAAAACCGAATGATGAGAATTCTTTTCGTGACCGATATGCTTTGGGGTGAGCTTTTAGCTCTGCATTAACATACTTAATATTATTCACCTTGCGTCTCACCGTCTGTTTTAGCTCAAGCCTTTTCTTTGCTATTTCTTTCTTCTGCTCGTAGATGGCTTCTGCCATAGCAGCCTGGTCAAGCTTTTTTATGTAGTCATTGATGGCATTTGTATTCTCATTAAAAAGTTTGCCTTCTTTGGAGATTGAAGCATGGTAGTTCGGTATTATCTTCTGCAGCTCGGCAATAGCACTCCGTCGCTCTCCGATAGAGAATGCGTTTGAACGGATGATCTTCGTCAGCTGCTGCACGCGAGTCTTCTCGTCGATGCAGCTCTCTGCTACTCGCTTGTTAATGGCTTCCTGCTGCTTTTTTATTGCGTTGGCTTCTTTAACGCTTTGTAGGTTGTCATGCACAGCCTTTTTGTGTGCTTGCCAAGCCTTAACCGCTGAATACACAGCAACACCAACAACGGTAAGAACCATTGCAAGGGCAGCCCATGGGTTGGTGATACTCGCAAGTTTTGCCTTCTCCATAGCCAGTCTGTAGGCATCGGCACCGTACCTTAGTCTTGTATAGGTAAGTTGTAAGGCGGTAAGGGCTGCGTTGAGAAGTTTTGTAGTAGCCACAGTAGCGACCTTTATGGCATTACCGACCTTCTGTGCCGCCGACCATGCTTTCTCTTTTATCATTGTGACAGTGAGGACGTTGTTATAAAACAGCATGGTTGTTGCGAGTGCAGCCAAAACAACGATGTGTTTTGATACGTATTCTATAAGAACGTACAAGGTTTTTATGCCTATTGAAGTCAGAGATACGCTATATTTAGCAATGGGCATCAGTTTTTCGCCGAGTTCGATGCACATGTCATCAAATTGTTTTTTCGCTTTATCGAGACCTGCCTGCACAGTATTGTTCTGCACATTGAACTCATTGAGAACGCTTGTACCATCTTTGTATGACTTCGTAGCTGTAGCCTGCGCCTCTCGCACTTGATCAAGATTAGAAGCCACTGATGATAGAACGCCCACAGCACGTGTACCCTCAAGTCCCATTTGCGAGAACATTGGTGCCAATTGGTCAAAGCCACCGCGATTAGACATTGCCTGCAGGAACTCTAATAATGCGCCATTCGCATCTGTCTTCAGCATGGTCGTGAATGTGCTCACCTCTACGCCAGCCAACTTTGCAAACTTCATCGGCTCCTGGAACATCTTAGTGATAAGTTGTGAGAAGACGGTAGAAGATGTCGCTTCGTCTTGCATATTTTGGTCGAGTGCCGAAGCAAGACCCATGATTTGCGCTTGTGTCATGCCTGCCTGACGGGCAACACCAGACAAGTCGGCAGTGAAGTCTACGATGTAACCGGCATTAGCTGAAGACGACTGCGCAAGATCGTTGACAGCAGAACCCGTGGCAAGCATAGCACCACGCAAGCCCTTCGTCTTGTCCTCGCCAAACATCTGCGCCAACTTGCCAATTTTTTCAACAGCGTCATCGCCGAGGTCGTCGCCAAGTGCTACATTGATTTTGTCACCACCATCGACAAACTCCTCTACCATTTCTCTATTGGTGATGCTAAGCCTACCTGCATCTTGAGCAAGTCTGTTCAGTTCACCGCGCGCTGTACGGGTGTTCATCTTCTTAAAACTCTCGTTCATCTCTTCAACCTCCCCGATGGCCTGCCCCGTATACTTAGTGACGTTGAACATCTCCTGGTTCATCGCGGCGTATTTATTGGTGCAGTCGCGTACAGTCGCAGATAAGCCAGTGACAGCTGCAAGGCCTTGAGTTATGGCCCCCCAATTGGTGTTAAAGATATTGACGAATTTCGACCACTTGCTTTTTGTTAAATCTTGCTCAGCACCGACGGCTGCTATTTCTTTTTTCAGCAATTTCGCCTTTTCTGTCAGCTCGCGATACTCTTCGGTACCTCGATGCGTATTGGCGAGTTGTTCATTTACGAGTTTAAGCGATGTCTCCAATTCAAGCGCAGTCGAACCGCTGATGTTTTTTAGAGTACGGTCTATCAGAGCGTTCTCCTGCTCAAAATTCTCAGCTCGCCGTGTTGCTTCAGCTATAGCCGTATTGTATTGGCTGAGAGTAGCCGATATAGGCTGCTTCAGTTCATTAATGCGTGCCTTGCATCTCTCAAGGTGTTCTTCAAGTCGCTTGTAGTCCTCAGGATTTGTTGCCGACTTCATCTGCTGCTTGAGCACACGCGATACCTTTTCGATCTCGCCGATAGAAGCCGTCGAAAGATTTTGAAGCGTATTAATTGTGTCGCTAACTTTCGATCTGTATGCATTTACATGATCTTCTGCTTTTCGTATCTCTTTATTTATCTGCTTGATATCATTTACGGACGTGCCGGAATCTTTGAGGGCCTCGGCTTTCTTCTGCCTTAGATCGTCGAGGGTCTTTTTTAGTGCTGCCATCTCGTCTTTAGCTTGTTGTGCATTGAGCGTGACGATGGTCTCGAAAGTTTGAGTTGTTGCCATAAAAAAATGCTACTTTTGGTTTGTGAACCAAAAGTAGCACTTATATAAGACCTGAAAAAATACATTATTGTTGTTTGCTTTTATGAAGATCTTTTAAAAATTGATTAAACTCTTTTCTTTTAAGTTTATATTCCCTCCATTTTGCATCAATTTCAGCCGATTCTTGCTCTATTCTGCGCCTTTTTTCTCTAATTCTTTTTATTTTTTCATCGTGACTCAACGATGAAGAATAGCCATTATTTCTTTCTGCTAAGACTACAAAAAGGACTGATACTATCCAGCTGAAAATAAGTATTGCTAACATATTGCAGACGATTTAATTGGTTATACCGCAAATATACGCAAAATATTTGAGACTGCAAAGTATAGAGTCCAAAAATATTTTGGTATGCGCGGCGGAGCATCATCGTCGGCGATGTATCAGCCACAACAACAGCGACAGAACTACAAGCACCACCGCGCCGATAGTAAACTGCCCGACGCGCATCTGCGTGCGCTCCCACGTCGATAGCTTGCGCTCCACTGGTATGGGAAGGCGTGTTGTGTCGGTCTGGAGCATTGCTTTATATATAGTGTCGGTCTTCACGCTTATGCGGTCACGCCATCGCCACACGCTCTTCTGGCTATACACTGTATCACCACGAGTGTAGTGTTCAACATACACTGAGTCGTGCAGCCGAAACGTGTCGGCACTCGTCCTCGCCTTATAGAGTGTATCAGTCTTAACGACCACTCGCTCTACAACCACTGGCTGCGGTGTAGAGCATCCACACAATAGTGTCAGCATTACGCAGGCTAACAAACCTAATGCGCCGGATAACAAACCTAATAGCGCACCGCACAATATTTCTAACAATTTATCTAATGTATTCATAATGTTATAAAAGGGTTATTAGTCGGTTTCCGCCTTGCCGTAATCTCTTGGCGGTTTGCGCTTCATGCATCCGTTCACGGTACACTCATTCCATTGCAGTTCGTGCATTTTCATAAGGAGCGTGTTCTTCTCGTCTTTGAGCTGACGGATGATTGTTCGCTGCTTGCCAATGTCGTCGTAGAGCGAGTCAATTTTTTTGTTTAGTCGGTCGCGCTCCTCCATGTGCTCCTCATGCTCATGGTCGTAAAGGTTGTGCCATTCTTGAGCATAAGCCATTGCGTTCGCGTCTTCATCTTTCTGCGCAGATGCAGCTTCCTTTCGTTTCCGCGAGTTGTAGTAGAGGAGTTGTCCGACGATGCCGCTGCTTACAAGCAACGTTATAATCTGCAATACTGTATCCATCTGCACCTCTTTACTCTATTGTTATCCAAATCTGCTCACACCGCTCGTCCGCAGCCTTCAGCATGGTGTACACTTTGCGGAACGTCGCCGTTGAGTTAAGCACCTGACCGACCGCCTTGTTATCTCCGACAAGGATACAGCCATCCGTATCCTTCGCCGTGTTGCCACAGTGTATCAGCACACCTTGGTAGCCAGGTGTATTGCACAACCTTGGTAGTCGGCCCTTGCAGAACAGATACTGCGCCCGACCTCCGAACCTCGGCGATACCGTCTTCATGTCGACGAGGTATCTGCCCGTCGGAATGGCGGTTTCGCCCTTGATTTTAACTCCGCATATCTGCGCCACCGACATATTAGAGGTTAGTCCTCTGTCTTTATCTTCAAGAGTGTCGCAGACGTATGCACCGTCAACGTACATCTTGCCGATGGTGTACGTCTCCTTTTTTGCTATTCGTCTTACTTTTACTTCCATGTTTATAGATTTAAATGAATAATGTTTTTACGATGTTGAGTATCGCGCAGCCTCCGTCGCGTCGATAGCGTAGCTCATGCTTTAATGTTTTACACCTTTCTCCATGTTCTGCTGTACACCCACGACGACCGTGCCTTGCCGTTACTGAACGTACTGTAGCTCAATCGTCTATCCGGGTATTTTCCACCCGTGCTCGGAGCTTCCGTCTTCTCTGTCTTGTCTCCGACAAAGAAATAAACGCCGTTTGCGAGATTTTTCAGACTACCGTTCTCTGCCAAAAGCGTTTCGCTCGTAAAGTATTTGCCATCAGCCTGCTGCGCAAGAGCCTCGGTTGTCAGACCTCTGTCTTCATCAGGCATACACTTGCCGTTGTTGCGTGCCGCTGTATATTGATAGAAATTCTTATAAGATTTAGGTACCGATGTCTCACCAAGCACGCCTTCTTGCTCTATCCCGTCCAAGGCTCCGAATATAATTCTTCCTGCCCTTGCCGTGGCTACCGATAGATTGACGCTATAGCTTCCTACCTTATACGTCTTGATTTCCGTAAAATTCGTAGTGCCAAGCCATTCCGTAGCCGGCATGACGCCGATTCTCGTAACCACAGCTTCAGAGAACCGCGAAGCATCCCAGCCGCCAGGACCAAGGTCGTAAAGTGTATTGCCTGCATTGTCGAGATACTGCATCACCGCCATGCCGTTTTCGTTTACACCGAAACGTATGTTAGTCTTGCCTATAGTGCCTGCTACCTCCAGCAGTCCGTTGTGAATCTTGATAGTCGCTCCGCCCTCAGCCTTTGTCTCCATTTGCGTAACCTTCACCAAGTCTGCGTTTATGGCGCCGTCCTTAAACGCAGCAACTTCCTGTCCTGAATTATCGCGGAACACGGCGTTGTCGGACGTGAAAACAATCTTGTCTTGCTCGATGTCAATACCAGTGCGCAGCAGCTTGGCTGCTATGCCACTGTCTTCGACATAGCCGTTTGCCGAATCTATCCAGTCGGTAGGAGTTGCACCCACCTCTAACTTCGGCATTGTCACCCACGCCTTTCCGCCTTGTATACAACGGATGAGGACATAGTTAGGTATGCCAGTGCCCTCCGAACGCCAGTGTACCCAATAACGCTTCCACTCGCTTGTGAGATAGAAGCGACGTCCGCCGTCGGCGTTGCTCGTTGTTGTATCGCGCTCGCTGTCCTCGGCGAATATGCTTAGATTAGAACCACTCCACATGTATGCGTCGATGCTGCCACTACCTTTTGCCATAAACGAGAACATATAGTCCTCACCTTTCTTGATGATAGAGCTAACGTTCCACTGCGCCATCTCGACGTACTTGGAAGCAGCGTTGGCATATATTACCGAGCATCCATTGTTGTACGACTCGTTAGTGACTACCGAGGCATCCAAGCGCATCAGATTGCCGGCTTTGGCGAACGTGCGCGTATTGTCGAGAAGATTGCCACCGATGTAGTTGTAATCATAGGGCGAAGCACTCCAACCTACAAAGTCCTCCGCCGTGCCCTCTATGAGGATAGGTTGGGCAATGTACACCTGCTGACTCGCAGTAGATGCCTCCACTTTCAAGCACGCCACGGAAATCCACTCATAAGGGGCGTTCGCTGCCACAGTAAAAGTTTTCTGGTAGAGATACCATCCGTTGCTTGGCGTTATCATTGCTACTCCTAAATTCGCACTACCATTCGGACCGGTATATCCACTTGGTCGCGACGTGTCGGTTGCCGAGCTGTGCCACACCACCTCTCCCGCAATAACTACTTTGGCTGACTTCGTGCGTGCCCAGAAAGCCAGCGTGTACGTCTTGCCCTTAGTGACGTGTATGTTGCGAGAGTTCGATGCTTCACCCCATCGTGCACCGCCTACCTTGGCATCGGGCGCGAATACCACATTGGCACCCTCATGCGCCGACGTGCAGTATATCTTAGACCTCAGAAGATCGCAGCCCTCGCCTTGCTTGCGGAACAACGAGCCAACGAGCAGATTGCGTCGCTCAGCAAGAGTGTAGCCCACCTTCAGAGATATCTCGCGTGCCGACTGCAGGATCTCGGAAGAGTATTGTTGTAGTGCAGAGCTTGTTTGCAGTGGCATACCGTCCACCTTATTCGTCAGTTCTGTGTACTTTGACTCCATCTTCTTCGCATCTGCCTTTAGTCCACCAAAATACTTGGTGTAGTCTAAGTGCCACGTCAGGCGCACGACGAACGTCTTGCCACCCACCACCACCGACACATCGACATAGCCATCGGTGTAGTACATAGTATTGCTACCGGTGTTGTATGTGCGTATGGAGTTGATACGAATCGATGTGCCAGACACACTTGCCGTGCAGTTAACATGCGTTTTGATAGTAATAGAACTTGCGCTCACGACGGCACCACCCTTGCGGCACACTACTGTAGCATAACCATAGGTGTTGATGCCGCCCGATGTTGTGCCGGACGGTGCTCCGTCATCAGAAGTAGGGATGGTGATAGGTGCACCTTGAAGCTCAACAGTGTAAGCATCAGTGCCAGCAGTTCCCTTATCACCTTTGTCACCTTTGTCACCTTTATCGCCCTTGTCGCCATCTTTTACAGCCACAATGGTTATCCAGCCACGTGCAAGTATTGTTGCCATATCTTTTCGTTTTTAGAAATAGGGTGAGGTGCCCTATTTAGACACCTCACAAGTAAATGTACCTCTCACTGCCACATCAGCGTTCGCCACCGTGACATACGGCTTTGTTGACGCATTCACTGGACTTGATGTGCCGCTCCAGTTTGTTGCTACGCCGTTCGAGTCGTACTTAGTCCACTTGTACTGATATTTGCAGGCGTGAGTGCTGTCAGCCTTAACAGCGGTGCCGTCTTCGACCACCTTGCCATCCTTCCATAGACGTGCGAACAGCTCTGTAGACTGAGCACCATTGACGATTTTGTCGCCAGTGAGTGAGTAAACCTCTACGACATAAGGGTCGCTGGCATCGAAGAATGTGACAATGGCGTTAGCAGTATCAGTACCATCCTTCACCGTGCAGCGGAATGTCTGGAAGTTCAGCACATCGTCGGCATTCACATTCAGCGTGCTCACACCACCCGATGTGGTGACGTTGCCAGCAGCTACTGCACCCCAGGTGCCAGCACTAATATTGAGCACCTCCCACGTCATGCTTGTCATTGTAGTGTCTTGCACAGAGCCGCGGAAGAATTTAGCCACAGCACGCAATGGCTTGGAGTTGTTGGTAGAGTCGAAGGTGTTGCCGTCAGGAGTCTCTATCTGCACCGTCTGTAAAGCACCACCCGACTTCGCAAGGCTGATAGTCAGATAACCTCTGCACTCCGTGGTAGCTTTAGTCTCGGGGTCGGTATATGTACATGCCCACTCGATATTCTTCACGCTGCCATTCTTCGCAATGTTGCTGACGATGTTGAGCTGATACGACTTGCCGCTCACTGGTGTTGCTGTCGCGCCATCTACAGTCCACTGCCATTTGGTACAAGCCGCTGTTGGAGCTTGGTCGGTCGAGCTACCCGTCACATACACACGAGCTGTGATGACGTTAGGTGCACTTGTCGAGTAGTTTGGAGCGTACACACCGGTATCGGGCGTGAAGATCTGAGTCTGACCCTGCGAAGCTTGCGTGAAACACTGAACGGCTTTGCCGTCGTTAAGGTCAACGATCGTGATTTGACCATTCGCTAATACTTTTGCCATAATATCTTGTTTGTTTAAATTAATAATATCTATATAAATCGTTAAAAATGAAATCTAAATTAAAACCTCACATTCAAACTGCGCCTGCCTTACGACATCATCACTACTCACAACGCAGACTCTACCGATACCCTCATGCAGAGTATTCCACGTTGTATCATCTGCCGTATCTGCCGATTGTCTTCGCCACGACCACGCGCTATCGCTTATGGTGTCGCTTATGTCCTCGCCGTTGCGTAACAGTTTAGCTTCGAGAGTCAACTGCCCTGTGCCGTTTATCATCACCGTGCCCGAACTACTCGTTATCACTATTTGGTACGCCAAGCCATCCTCGCCAGGATCGCCCTTCTCGCCCTTCTCACCTTCGATTTGCTTCAGCCAGTCTGCCGAGCCGTTCACCGGCTCAGCTGCAGTACCGCTCTCGTTAGTGCAGAGCCACACAGCGTTGTTGTGGTTCACCTGGTCGTAATAGTCGTAAGTAATGCCACGCTGCCATTCGCCGCGGTAGTTCACCATGTGTATAGTCTGGCCAGATGACGATATCCACTCGAACGACGTAGATGTTATGCGCGAGCCATTCGGCGACAGACAGAACACCTCTCTGCCATCATGCGTGTAGCTATTGACACCCTTGTAAGCAACGATGCGTGGCGTGTCAGGTCCAGTAGTCTCTAACATAAGCACCCCTTGACGGTCCATCTTTGCAGGGTCTTGGCAGCCGTCAAGCACAATGGTATCTCCTGCAGTTGGCTCATCGCTACCCTCCGCGCAGTTACCTTTGCCTATCACTATCCAATTAAACAACTTGCCATCATAGAGCACATCCCCCATACCATTAGTCACCACTTCAGCCTCGGTGCTCACCTCTGTTACAATGCGCCAGTAGAGGTGGTTCTGTTTGCCCTCGTACACACCAGGCTTAATGTCGAAAGTCTGGCAGCGTGCTTGGTCGCCAATCTTCCAATAGTTCTGAGTAGCCGTTGTGCCGTCGTCTGCGAGCAAGAAACACTTCCACCCGGTGAGGTTGCGTTGAAGGTCATAGATTTCTTGCACAGCCACAATCTTGCTACCAGCACCACTGAGGTAGATATTGCCACCAACGTATGAGAGCTTGCGCACCTCCAGCTCGTTGAAAATGGCTTTACCCCACACCATAAGGTCAGTGATGTCAAGGCGATACTTGCCGTCGCCGCGGTCTACCAAGCCGAAGCCCGACTGCGATTCTGTGCTGTAAAGCATCGATGTGAGCTTGCTCAGTATTGCTGAGCCATCTTGAGCCATGCCGTGTGTACCAGAACCTACAGATAGTCCGCGCAAGAAGCGTATATGCCCCTCTGCCTTGTCATCAATGTCGCGTCGCAGAAAACGGCTCAGGTCCAGCTTCTGCTCAACGACCTGCAACAGCCCCAGCAGCGCATTGCCGATGCGTTGTGCGGTGTTAGCATGAGTAGCACGCTCGTCGCGTATCTGCTCCAAGTCTTTGCGTAGGCTATCGTTATTTGTTGACATATTACTCTGATGTTATTTTTATGATACAAAGATAAGGCGATGGAGGCGAGAATAAAAAAACGAGAAAAGCACTACAGCTGCGCTACCGCGCGGTCGATGGTGCTTGACCCACCAGTGAAGAGCTGACGCAGGAATGATGACACGAGACCATTGTATGTAGTGCCGTAGTATGCAGCCTCGAACTCGTTGAGACGGTGTAGCGAGTACATATACTTCTTTGAGAACCAGTCGCGTTTCTGCTGGTGGTGTGGGTTCGACTTCCAGTCCTTCAGGAATGCCAGGTCGCCACCGTTGTTATGGCGGTAGCCGTTGCCGACACCACGCGCTACGTAGATGCCATACTCCAAAAAACGGTGCTCTATCGATGTCACCGGACCAGGATGTATGACACCCTGCACGGAGCGCGACAAAGCACCGGTATCGTAAACTGGTGGCGCGAACTGCATCATACGCTCGCGCCACATCTTAACCATAAACTCGCTCCAACCCTCAAGCCATTTCTGGTGCTCGGCATCGGTCATGTTCGGTTTAAGTCCATTCTGATTGCTCATAGCTAATGTCTATAGGTTGTTCGTTCTGCACCATGAAGTAGAGTCCCGTCACGCCATTCATGGCGTAGCGACCGAGCTCGGTAGAGTAGATGTTGTTCAGCTGCAGGTATGTCAGACGCTCGTCGCCGAGTCCGTCTCGATCGTGCAGCAGTCGGGAATGAAACTGTCGGAACAACTGGCGGCAGAGGTTCAACTTTTGCTCGCGCTCCGCCATGTCGTCGTAGCGGTAGTGAGCTACGATGAAGACGGTGTAGACATCGCGTCGGAAATATCCCACGCCGTTGCTGAAGGTCTGCTGCGATGTGGTGTCGTCGACCATGATGAAGTTCTTGTGCTTGCGGAATGAGTCCATAACACCTTGTATCGAGTCGGGACCAGAGCAAAGGCATGGGTGGAAGTCGTGCTCGGTGGCGAGGCGGTTGCTCTTCGCGAGTTGAGTGAAGTAGTCAAGAGCCGGAAATAAGTCTTTCATATATCACGTGTATTAACTTGTTAGCTTAGGATATTTGCGTTTGAACTCTTCAGCCTCACGCGCTTTGGCATCGAGCTCAGTAAGAGCACGCCAGCAGTCGGTCTGCTTTACAAGTGTCTCCTTTGTCACGTCGCCGTCGGTGAGAGCACGCAGCTGCACATTGAACGACTGCAGCATCGATAGCTCGGAGATGTCGTCGTCGCTCTCCGTACGGCGGAAGAAGTGGGGAAAGGCGTGAGACATGACGACCTTAACATGCGCAAACCATGCGAGCGTGGCAAGGCGCTCCGCAGGTGTCAGTGTCAGTTCTGCTGGACGCGAGAAGTCGGGATTGCGGTAGAGGAAAGAGGCGAGCACATCAATAGCGTCATCATTGCCCGTAGAGTGAAAGCGTTGGTAGTACTTCTCCATGCAGAGGTACTCCTCGAAGGTTATGATGCGATGGTGCTCGGTGTCCTCCTGCAGCAATGGATGGACAGCTTCGAGCCCCTGGACAACATCCAACCTATTATCCATTTGCTCTATGCTGTCCACCCAAGCGAGCTGCTCCAGGAACGAGCGTATCTGCCATAGCTGCAGATAGAACACTCGTTTGCGCTTCTCACCCTCGGGCTGGTAGACACACTGCCATCCGAAGCGGTTCTTCTTGATGACGTTGATGCCAGTGAAGCGCACGAACATATATGTCTTCACCATCACCTTGTCGGCGAAGGTGGAAAGCAGAAAGAAGGTGTAGCGCAGCTGCTCTTGTGTCAGCTCGCTCCACGACTTGGGGCATGTGAGTTCTATTTTATCCATTGAAGAGAAATGCAGAAGATTCTTTTTTGTTGCTGAACGTCAGTATGTGTGCCGAGCTGTACGCCGTAGTAGTGGGGTAAATGCAGAATGTTTCCGGATTGCCCTCAACGAGGCGCTCCATGCGTCGGAAGAGAGCGGAGTGCAGTGCTCCGTCACCGTCGGTAGCCCAGAGGTCAACAAAGTCGCGCGCCAGCTGAACGAACCCTCCGTACTCTGCCATATTCTTTTTGTCCTTGCAGCGATAAGCCTTCAGCACATCGTCTATCTGCTCGTCGGAGAAGCGCACGCGCAGCTGCTCCTCTGCCTCGCTGATAGCACGTTGCATAGCCTCCCAGTCCTTGTACGACCGGCTTGGGATGCCTTGTGCAAAGAAGAAGTAGTGCTCCGTGTATATGTGGCGCACGAAGTTCTGCGCCTGCTCTGTCACACCCCACTCCTCAGAGCGCAGCAGCTGTACCACCATAGCACGCGCACGGCACTGTGCAGTGCGCAGCTGGGCCTCAAGGGCATCAACACGCTGCTTCGATGCCGGCGATATAGTGTCGTTCGACACTATGCCGAAGCCTGTAGAAGTGAGCACGAGGTCGAGCTGTCTGAGCACCGAGAGGAAGGCATCTACGCACACCAACATCTTAAAGTAATACTTTAACGGTTCGCTCTCGTCGGTCGACTCAACTCGCTGAGCACCAGGCTCGCCGAGCAGCATGTCGTAGTAATTGTTGAGTGCTGCTTCTATGGCAGGGTACACTGCCTCGAATACCTCGTCGTGTGCTGATGCGCCCACTGGCAGTGAGCGTTCAAAATCTTCTTTTAATATTGCTATCATACTATGCCTTATGAGCCTCGTTAAGCTTTGTGTAAGCTACGAGGCGAATGTTAATAATTACTCTATAGTCTCATTGCTTGCGCTCACCTTCTTCGCATCTCGCTTCTTGTCGAGCGTTGTGAGCATGATCATCGGTACGTCAACAGTGGCTTTTTCATGCCATTTGTTGTAGTGGAGTATCACGTGATACGGCTTGCACATCACGTCGTGGCAAGGCTTCTCGATAGCCTGCTTCAGCGTGAAGAGCTCGCGCTTGTCGGAGCCCGAGTTGTTCATCTGGCTCTTGCCGGGCGTAGCGCCCACAAGGTTCGGGTGAATGCCGAAGGCGAAGCACAGAGCGTTCGAGGCCTCCGACATATCGTCGCTCCAGTTGCCACCCTCCTTCTTCGAGGCATCGTTGAGCGGTACGATGCGCACCATGCGGTTCTCCTTGCCGTTGGGGTCTACGTAGTAGCCGCTGATCATCGCCTTGCCGGCGTTCTCGATGCCCGTCACGAAGTCGATGATGTTCTGTTTCTCCTGCTCCTTGCGCTCTCGGCGCTTCTGTTCGTCAGAGATCATCTCGTTGTCGCACACGTTATCCCAGTAGTCGTCGTGCACCTCAATCTGCACCCTTGGAGCCGACGTGTTCTTAATCATGTAGCGTTTGCCTATGCCTATCAGACGATAGATGTCGAACCACGTGTCGCGGAATATCGACGAGTAGTAAGGCACGGGGTATGTCTGCGTGCCCGGCGTTGCCATACGGCTCACGATGGCGAATTTGCGGTCTTTTGTAGGCTTGCGTCGTAGACCCGTCTGTGGGTCGGGTTCGGCACCCATGCGTACCAGGAGGTCACCTAATGGGTCCCAGTAGTCGAGTAAAGGGATTGCCTCTATCTTCGACTCGTCGAGGAAGCCCAAGCGCCAGTCGCCATAGAACACGTGCTCCGGCTTGCCGCTATGGGTGCTCGATGCAGCTTCGAAGCGACAGTAGGAGGCATCCTTGTTGCGCACCGTCACGATACGCTCGCCGTCGCGCGAGAGGATGACCACCGTCACCGAGAACGAGTAGAACTTCATATCCGTAGCCTGCTCAAGGAATACCTCCTGGAGTGAGTTGCGTAGACAGAACTGCAGTATGTCAGGTTCGGAGACATCTTGCTTTGTCTTGCGATCGACGAAACGCACGCCCTGACCATAGCATGACACGATATTGAACTGCTGGCACTGCGCTGTAATCATGTTGGACATTATCTCGCGGCGTAGACGGTAAGGCAGCTGGTCGTCATAGCCCCACTGCACGTACTTATACTGCTTGCCGCCGACGGTGATTGGGCGCACGAGATTACTGCCCGGCAATCGATCATCGTCGAATATGGTGTTCGAGTCGGAGCCATACTCGGAAGTCACGGAGTTGCTCTGCCCCGCAGAGCCTATGCCCGACGGAGCTATGCGATATCGGCGGAAGCCTTCGGCATCAGGCTGCGCCGATGTTGGCAGAAGAGTGTTGCTATTGGTCATAAGTAAACACGTTTGTTATTAATTTGTATGATAAAAATCTGTGGCAAGGCTCTGATGGCACGGTTGCGAGGGTTGCGCAGGCGCACATAGCCACCTCGCCAGTTGACGTGGTGCACCAGCCACCCTTTGTAGTGCAGCATCTCGCCGGTGCCACCCTCCCATGCATTGATGTCGACGAGTGAGCGGTGCTGATAAGCCTGATCGAGCAGGCGCAGCATGTCAGAAAAGTGTATGGCGCCCATCACTCAAAGGTATTGTCGAAGGTGTTGTCAAAGATGCGTCCGGAGCGCAGCGTGTCGAACACGTTGTGGTTGCGCTGAGCATACTGGTAGCTGAAGGTGAAGCGTGGCATCGACTCGTCGTTGTTGTTGTACTCCGACTTTGAGTCGGTGACAATGACCTCTTTGCCTACATTTGGGTGTCCGTCCTTGAAGTTCACCACATGTATGCTCTTAGATCGGAAGAGCTCGTCAGCCCAATTCGCCATTGCGAACGTGAGAAAGCCCGTGTCAGCCTTGAAGGTGCGTGTTTCGGCTATCTCGTAGTTGCGGTTATACTTGCCGATGTAGCCCTGGCTACGCTTATAGGTAGGTGCCACGGTGTGTGTACCCGTGCAGTAGAGCAGCTCGTCGCAACCGAAAGAGTTCTCGAAAACCAGGATGGGAGCGCAGTCAGGTTCGTCTAAATCGATAGAGAATCGGAACTTGCGTTGCCCAGCCTGAACCCAAAAACCTAATAAACAACTATCAGTATCGCTAACGAACTTGCTCGGAGTAACATCAATCGTAGTATAGCGACCGTTGCCACCAACGGGCGAGAGCTTGAAGGTCTTTGTCGTGCCGTCGTCATATTCTGCGACGACAGAGGCACTGTCGGTGCCGATGTAGTGTAGGTATTCTAAGCGGTTTAGTGCGGTCTGCTTCTCGCCATCTAACATCGTTAGAAAATGCGTGTTGATGAAGTCGGTAGCAGGAGTGTTGATATCTGCCTCGCAGTATATGATCTTCGACGAGATGGTGGCAGTACCGCCATCATCTTCCCGAACGTCGTCATCTTCTTCGATCTCGATGGTGAGGTTGATGCTCAAGTTCTGACGAGCATACGGAGTGAGCAGGCGGTCGAGCTCTGCGAGTGTTATCTTGCCGTCGACTGGGAAGAAACGTTCTGAGAATATCTCCTTGCCGTCGATGGTAATGGTGACGGTGGTGCCTATTCGGCTGGCGTCGTCGATGTCGCCACTGGAGGGAGTGAACGAATATATCACGTCGGGGATGCACGAAGAGAAACATGTTGCGGGTAGCGACTGAAGAAGAGTGATCATATTACTTGTTTTTTGTATTCCGATAGCAAAGATACCACAAACCGCTCGCACGTAAGAATACAAAAAGGCGGCGCACCCTATTCACATAGAATGCGCCGCAAGCGAACAATGTAAAAAAATGTTTTTATCTTATGGCTCTATTTTATAGCATGTAGTGCATATCGCGCCAGAGCTCCCACCGTAGCGTACCGTCCTCAGCGGTCTTCAGTTCGTAGCCTTCGCCCTGCAGGTATAGCACTATATCCATTGGGTGTATTGGCATGATGCTGTGCAGCTCGTCGGCTATCTCCTCCGTTGTCTTATACTCCGCCGTGTACTCCTCGCCAAGCTGAGATTTACCAGGCTCCGGTGATCGCGAAGCAAGGTAAGCATCCATAACGGTAATGATAGCTTCAGCGCGGCGTACTTCGTTCTCGTCTCTATCTGTTCTGTTTGTTGTCTCCATAACATTCTCCTTTCTGCTTATTGTGCTTTTAAAACTTCGTTTAGCTGTCGGCGCAGTTCGTTAAGGTTGCGCATAAGGTCGGCGACATCGACAAGCTTTACCGTGTCGCTAATCTCCGCCGTCTCCTCGAGCAGGAGGTCGATGGTGTCGCGGAGCAGATCTATCTTGTTCGCTAAGTTCTCCTTGTCGAGCAATACTCGTACGGGAGTACAATCTATTGTTATCATGCTTCGCCTCCTTTCTCTACCATATCTACATACTGTGCTAACCACTCAGCACTCACCTTGCCGAACATTACCGGCTGCATACGCTGCGTACCGCCCTCGTTGAGGTATTGGAGCACGCCCTGCACCGGATGGAAGTAGACCGTAGCCACCTCGTTACCAACTCTCGTGCCCTTGATGACATCGCTGACCACCGCCGCGCGGCACAGCTTGCCGTATCGGTCCGACGCCTCAGTTGTCGTCTCGAACTGCATCGCAGTGGTGCGGCGCGGTCTCTTGATGTCAGCCTGAAGGACTATTGCTTCAATATCGTCAAACACGGTATCGATGCGCTCCGTCTCCACCAACATGCCGTGCAGCGGAGAGAGCATCTTGCAGACCAGCTCCTGAAACTTGTTTTTAGGTGCATAGGTGTTCACAAGAACCAACGAAAGTTCGTTGTAGAATGGATGTTCGTTCATGCTGCGCCTCCTTTCTCCTCCTGGTTTAACTTGTAGACGTTGTAGCCCGAGAGGACTACACAGCAGAGGGCGGCGAGGAAGCTGCTCTCGGCGCTGACGGCGCCTGCGCCGAGAGACAGAAGCGCAGCATGGACGCGCAGAACCTCGCGGCGTGTCACCTCGAACTCGCAGATTTTGGTGTAAAACTCGCTCTTTCCGTTGAGCCACGCCTTAACGGAGGCGGTGCTGATGCTAAACGGGCGCAGTTGAGCTGTGCGCTGGATAGATGCAGATGTTTGCATAATATAGGATGTTGTAGCCTTATTACCGGAGAACCGCTCAGGCGCGGGTTGACGTAGGGGTACGAAAAAAGCGGCTCGCACTTCCTCGTCTGCTACAACATCCATGCTCTCCGCCACAAAGGGCTAAAAAACACGTGGAAGGCGAACCGCCGTATTCTGTCTCTGGCATCTCCACATCATGCGGAGTGCTCCGCATGAACAAAGGGCGAATTACCCTCGTATCGATGCGGCAGGTTATGGGCAAAAAAATAAGCCCACAACGTTTAGAAAAAGTTGGTTGGGCTTGAACATATCGTCTCGCCCTTTGTTCATGCGGAGTGCTCCGCATGGATATCGTAGCGATGGCAAAGGTAGAGATAAAAATCTGAACGTGCAAGGAATTTGCAAGGAAATTTTTGAAAAAAGTTTGAGGATTGGGGGAAAAACAGTATTTTTGCATCAAAGACATTATTATATGGAGACAGAACAATACATCAGAGACCTGCAGCGCAGAGTAAGACAACTTGAGCACTCGCACAACGTATGGACCACGGTCGTGACAGCAATAGCTGTAACAATGGCATTCTGCGCCATCACATCCACATACACAGAGCACAAGCTACGGCAGCAGGTTAAAGCCTGTAGTAATATGGTCGAAAATATCAAATAGACTGGCAATCGTGGCAATGGCGCCAGCTGTCACTACCAACAGCCATTTTATCCTTTGCCAAACTCTGCGACGGTGTTCCTTGCGCCTACGCTTCATAAAATCCTTATAATGTTTTAGCTTCTCATCGTCAGACATAGGATAAACAATATCATATATACTATCTGTAGGTATATACATTTTACGCTTGTGATCTAATAAGCCCATAATATTTTATAAATTTAAAAGCCCCGGAACCGAAGCTCCGAGGCTGGTGTCAAAATAATAAGTTATTACAACTTGTCAGCCGTCATTCTCAGACGGTTTGCTATATCCACAAGCGCACCCTTGAGACGCTCGCGATCGATGTCGCTGAAGTCGTCGGGCTTGCCGTTGTTGCGTCCGCTGAACTTATGATAAAGCCAGCTGCGGGATTTTCCAAAATAGTTCTGTGCGAGATAAGCCCAATTAATGTCCTCGTACACGTCATTGAGTACCTGACGCACTGTTGTCTGCTGATTTTCTTCTTTATCTGTGTACTTCATAACTTAATTATTTTTACAAAAGCCCTCGATGCGTCACGCACCGAGGGCTCCCAAATAGTTCTTTTCATGTATTTTATTTTCATGTATCATGAAACAAAATCAATATAAAACTGCTTGTTGCATCTTGTCGGCAAGACTCTTGAGCCCTGTGATAATTTGCTTCTTGCGCTCTACGCTTGGCTTGCGCGTGCCAATGACATATTGGCGAATGACGGAAGGATTAAGACCAATCTCTCGAGCTACTCCTGCAATGTTAACAAAGTCGTAGTAGCTGAAAAGTGAGCCGACATCAAATCGATACTCAATCTCGAGTGTAGGAACCTCTTCGCCTTCCTCTCTCAGGTATTCTGTAGTTTCATTCCACCCTCTAAGCATATCCTCAATGGCTGCTTTTGCTGAAGAGCCACAGCCGAGAACTGTGCCATTTATGGGTTTTACCGTCAACAAGCAAGAATAATTCTTCTCGCCTGGTGCTCTTTCTACATTGGCTATAACTTTCATATTGTATATATTTAACTCATTTTGTCTACAAAATAAGTTCTTTCACCCGTTACCCATTCAGATAAGGAAGCCGCCCGGAACTTGCCGGGCAGCCATCCTTTTTAGTAAATAGAGAGGGCTTCAAAAATAGACTTTGCTGTCTTTGTTTTGATTTCCCTGCTTCCGTGCCTTGGAACTGTTGTAAAGTCTCCGGTTTTAGGATTAACCCAAACATCATGCGAGGCACCATGCCGCTTGATAAAGCATCCTGCTTTTATCAAAGCTCTAATTAATTCTGAATGTTTCATGATTTGAAAGAACTATTTGTCTTGTTTTATTAAGACAATGCAAAGTTAACAAAAAAGTTATCAATCTCCAAATTTTTAGCTAACTTTTTTGTTACTTTTATAAATAGTTTGCAGATTTGCGTAAATAAAAAGCCCTCGATGCGTCACGCACCGAGGGCTCCAATAAGCTCTTTAATATAATGAATGCTGCGAATTAGAAACTTGCAGCAGCCATGGTGCCGCTTGGTCGGGCGGCGGTGTTGAATTTATTAAACAGTGACCATTTCAATATCCTTGGCAAGTCGGCGCAATCCCGACTTTATTTTCTCCACCTGCTGATGGCGCGGCTTCGACAAGCCGCTCGCATAGTGTGAGAGCTGCTTCTGGTTGATGCCCGTTATTGACTGAAGAGCGGCAAACGAGAATATGCCACGATAGTAGTCGAGCAACGTAGCCACATCAAAATCGTAGACGAGCCTATACTCACCGTCAAACACCTCCGGGTATGCATCACCGTCTTTACGTCTGCCTTCGAGCCAGAAGTCAACACTCTCCTGGACATACTCCTTAAAGCCCTCAAGGTCGCCATCGTAGGCAACGACCCAACCCGGCAGTAAGTCACAAGCACAACAGTAGCCGTCAGCAGTACGGGCAGCTTTAATCACAACATCGTTCATAATATATTGTTTTATATGTTAATCTTAAAATAGGTGGCAGCCACGACCGCCACCTTTCTTTGTCGAATATCAAAACAAGCGTCTGCTTCGAATGTGTGTGGGGGAAGGGGCGGAGCTTCAGCTCCACCCCAGTTTGTCAGAACCTAAGCCCCGATTGCCGTTCAATACTACTGAGGAGCCATCCGCAGATAGATGTTGAAGGCTTGCCGTTGACAGTTACAACACCCTTTTTTGTAGGATGTTTAAACTCTCTGTGGTCCCCGTTGTAACGGTCTAAGTACCAACCGTCGTCAGTCAAGATTCTCAGAATCTTAGAAACTTTTACATTTTTCATAGATCGCTTGTTTAATAATTCAACACTGCAAAGGTAGTAATTTTACTACGAATAACCAAACAAAACAATAACTATTTTACTACGAAATGTAAAATGCCGCCGACGCGTCACGCGCCAGCGGCAAGGATAAACGTGAAAAAATAACTGAATCAATTAAAACTAAACAACATTAGTATCCCCTAATTAAAAACCTGCAGCAAAGATACGCAGACAGATCTGAACTTAAAAAGACAACAAAAAGCCTCCGACGACGGCTTTTTACCTCTTTGGGACCCGCCGCAAAAATGCTGCAGGCGTTTTTGCGGCGGGCGGAAGGGCGGTGGGTGGGAAGAGAAGCAACCATTTTGTTGAGCTCAACAAAATGGTTGCGACCACACCGACCTCGATGCGTGAGGTCGGTGCGATGCGGTCTATAGCTTGCCCTCCTCCGAATAGCTGTAGTATGTGCTATCCGTCACGATGACGTGGTCTATAAGATAGAGCCGCATTGTAGAGCACGCCTGCTTTAGCGTTGCCGTGATGCGGTCGTCGAAGAGTATCACGTTCTTGCCAGCGAAGAAGTCGGGGTCGGTGCTCACGTAGTAGCCATACGACTCGCTGACGATGTGCGCGGCGTTGTTGTGCTTCGCTTCGCGTATGCCGAAGATATTCACGTGTGTCGTACCGTTCTGTATGCCGGTGCGCTTGCTTACCTCCTCGGCGAAACGCTTAAAACGGCGGTTACACTTCGCGCTTGTAGCCGCCGGAACGCACACGAGTACATAGTCTTGATTGCTTGCGCCATACCACTTGTTAAGACACTCGCTTACGATGTTTATGGCGAAGTCTACCGCATGGCGGTCGCCACGCTTGAACGAATAAATAAAGCGTCTGATGCGCTCGGTCTGCACGTTGTCGGTGGTGTAACGCTTCGGCAAATAGCTGTAGAAAGTGGCTGTTTTCATTTTTTGTCCTCCTTAAATTTATTCTCAGAGGCGAGAAGAGAGCTTTTTACACATCTCATCTGTAGCCCGTTTGAGAGTTTTTTTATTCACGTCGGGTCGAATTTCGCTTTTTACGCCGCAAAAAGACGGTGGAAGCAAGGCGAGAGGACAAGCAAAAGGGATTGAAATTTTATGGAAAACCGAGTTTTTTAAGGAAGCCGTAGGAATAAAAGTCGGAAGGCTGCTGTAAAATTACTGTCACTTTAGAGCATCGGTGCTTGGGTGGCAGCCGTCCGCCGTAAATTCGCGAAGTAAAAACGACATTCCACCCGATGTACAATAATCATCTAAAAATGCTCTCGAACGGAACAGCGCAAGATGTAAAAAATAGCATTCTCTACCGGAGAATACCACTCGAAAACTTGTTTTCGCAAGCGTTTTTGCTTCTTTTCCGCAATAAAAAGAAGCCTGGAATAGAGAAATGAGCGCGTTTTCGCGTACCTTTTCCATAGCTGCAAAATCGTAATGCTTAAAAATCAACGAGTTAAGCATTACGATTTTGCAGGGTGCAAGACTTTCTGTCTATGCAGCACTACACCGCCCTGCGCCGAGTTGGCAATTGCCGCCCTCGCCTTTAGCGGAATATGCAGAAGGCTGTGACGAGTATGTGATTTTGGCTTGTGGATTTTGCGCCCATCGTGAAAAACACCGCAACATCGAGGGCGCTCATCAGCGGTAAGACGAGACGGTGCGAGGTTGGCAATTGCCAACAACAAAAAGCCCCGAAGCCGTGAGGCTCCGAGGCTGGTGTGCATAAAACTTTCGCTATAAAGCAATGCTCATATAGTTCAGTTTGTTAGACATATCGTTGAGGGCAAAGCGTAAGGTCTTTAGTTCTTCTTCTGTAAACTGAGACGGTTTGCCGTTAACGATGTTGCCGTTGAGCTTGTGGGCAAGCCATGAGCGCGACTTCTTGAAGTAGGTTTTGGCTATGTACGCCATAGACACCATGTCGGTAATCTCGCCAAGACGCTCAGCCATGCGCTGCACCTGCACGTCTTCTGCTGTGTCCTTGATGAGAGACTCCAGAGCTTCGGTGAAAGCCTGCTCGTTCTCATTTTTTAAAGCGTCCATCTCTGCCGCTACCGCTGCACGCTCCTCATCGGTCGTTGCCAAGCGATTGCGCTCAGCAAGAGCCTTAATCTTATTCTTAAAATCTGTCATAATATATTTTGTTTGAACTATTTTTAAAAACTCCCCCTCCCATTTAAGGGAGAGGAGTCTTTTCAGTCATTCTTGATGTCATCTTCAAGTTGTTCGATTTCTTTCTGTGCTATCTTTTTAAAAGTATTGGGGAACTTTTTCCAATACTCAAGATAGAAAAGCAAATCGTTTTCTTTGTTCTTAAGTTCCTTCGATTTTTTTAATTTCTTCATAGGCGATAAGTTTTTTATCACAATGCAAAGGTAATAAACTTTTGTTGATTACACAAGAAAAACGCCAATTATTTTCAACAAAAGTTTAATACAAATAAAAAACCGCCGACGCATCACGCGCCAGCGGTGTAAAGTATAAACAAAAAATAAATGTGAAATGAGATTTTAGCCGTATGTGTTGGTTGTGCCGCCGGTGCCCTGGAACACCGGCTTGGTCTCCGCGCCTATGCAGAGCACGTCGAAGGCATCGGAGCCGTCGGTACGAGCCTCCAGCTTATCCTCCTCGGTCTCTGCGAGCTTCTCTCCACGCTTATCCTTCTTGCCGTTGTACACACCGGCAGAGGTTATGGAGATGAGCAGGTCGGGGTTGTTGTCGCGGTTGACGAGCACCTGCAGACGGGCACGTCCGCGAAACATATTATTGATGAGAGCGTTCTTCTGTACGTGGTTCATCGGGTTGCCGAGGTAAGCCTCGCGCACCGCCCAGCCCATCGAGCGCAGCGTGCGCACCACCTCTTTATGAGGGTCATTGTAGTGCAAGCCCCAGTTGGTGCCAACCATGGTGGAGTCGTAGTAGAAGATGATCTGACGACGGCGATGATAGTGGTAGTACGTATTGAAGTCGTCGAGCAACTCAGGAATCTTGCGCTCGTATTTGACGAAGAACGATTTGAGCACGCGCAGCTTTGAGCCTTGCACCTGACCGACGACGAGCCAGTTGATGAGGTTGTTAGTGTCGAAGGCTATCAGCAACGGCAGCTTGTCGTTGCGGTCGGCATCCATGCGGCAGTCGTTAGGCAGCGCACCACCCTCGGCGTTGGCGAGGTTGTGCAGGTTGAGCACGCTCTCGTTGGGTGCCGTGTAGAGGTTGGCGGTCTCGCTCATGCCTCCGTAGAAGCCGTCAGCCGATATGCTCACACGCTGGCACATGATAGACGTGGCGAAGGTGAGCGGTGGGAGGTCGCGCTTGGCACGGCGTATAAACTCCTCGCCCAGGAGTGCGAGGTTCTCGATTGATGAATATTCGCGGTAGAGCAAACACTGCGAGCGAAAGAAGTTGAGCTGCTTGTTGTAATCGTCTATGCGTCGCTGGATCTGCTCGTGCTTGTCGGGAGTCTTCAGCAGCTTCTGCTTCAGTCTCCATATCTGGTAGACCAGTCCCTCGATGACCTCCACCAGTTCTGGGTCTTGCTTATCCTTGTAGTTGAGGAACCAGGAGCCCTTCTTGGTGATAGGCATATCGGAAGTGATGGTCATGCCATGATGCAGAGGGAAATGGCGGAAGTACATCTCGTTGCCTCGGTTAGCTTGGAATGTCTCGTCCTTGAGCTGCTCGAAGTCGATGAACTTCGCCTCGTCGATGATGAGATAGTCGAGCGACATAGAGTTAGACGTGCCCGAGCGGTCCTGCGAGATGACATTGCAGACGGACCCGTTGTAGAAACTGATGGTGTTCTCCCAGTTCGCCGGCGTGAAGATAGGCGACTTCCAGTGGAGTTTCTTCCACGGTCGTCGACCCACGACATAGTGTAGGTCGCGCTTGAAGCCCCATCGCTCGAGGTGGATGAGCATGGAGGGCAGGATATTGGTCAGGCAACGCTTGACGGACGGAGCCACGAAGCCACCCATGGAGCCGGGCATACCCTGAAAGCACGACTGCAGACGGCGCGCCTGAATAGCACCCTTGCCCACGCCACGCCCAGCAACGATGACCTCGTCGCGTGTGTTCATTGCCAGTGCATAATACTGCGCGTCGTTGAAATACTGAAGGTTTGGTTGTTCAATGCAATCACTCATCTTCGTCGGGTTTAATCTCTTCTTTTATCTCCTCGAAATCAGCATCTTGTATCATAGTGTTGGAGTAGCGCTTGTAGAGAGCACGTATCTTGCCACGCAGGTCAGGGATGCGCTCGATGCCGAGAACCGTAGGGTCGTCTGTCGGCTCGAAGTTCTGAGGCACGATCTTGTCGAATTCGAGGTCGGGTTCGTCGTCCTTGTCGGTGCGGTTGTTAGCCACGAGCACCTTAGAGAGCGCAGCCACCGACCGGAAGTCGCCGGCGCGACGTGCTGCAGCGATGTCCTGCTCGAGCGACTTGTTAATCTTCCAGCGCATGAACTCCTTCGTAGTCTGCTGAAGATTGCCGAGTAGCACCTTGACCAGATGCAGATCCTCGTAAGCAAGAGAGCGCGACACCTTGAACATAGCCATATCGTACTGCACCAGGTCGTTGTCAACCTTTGACGGGAACTGCAACCAATAGGCATACATGCCGCGTATGCGATGAAGACGCAGCAATACACCCTCGGCGACACGGAGCTGACGCAGTTCAGCATCGTCGAGGGTGACATAGCGCGAATATTCATCGAGGTTAACTGGAAGCATATATATAATGTATAGTATTGGTTGTTGAGAATGCTAAGTGACAGCAGAAAGAGCGGCAGCAAGCAGACGCTGACACTCCTGAATAGAATAGGGAGAGCCAGCAAGTGCCGTATCGTGAAGAGTGCGGCGAAGCTCAAGCGCCGTGGCTGATGCGCCACGCACGTACGCCGCGCGTGCAGGACAGCCAACAGTGGCTATGTCGTCGCACAGCTCACGCTCGTCAATACCCAAAAGGGCGGATATCTCCGTCGGGGTCATCATCTCCCGCGCATAGTTCTCTATCTTTGTCAGTAAGTCGTTGGAATAATCCATTTAGCTCAAGTGATTTGTCGACGATGTCTCTCAGACCGGCAAGCAACGAGTAGTAAGCCTTGAGGTCTGTAGTGATCATTGTACACTCGGCGCGGTCGCCGTAGGTCTGGTTCTGAGAACTAATAACAGCAACCTGATAGTTCTCGTTCTTGACAAGCATTATCTTTGAGTGGTTCTGCGCCAGATGCACATGGTCGAAACAGCTCTGCATAAGCCGATAGAGCTGCACCGTCTTGCGTGCAGCCTTAAGGTCGGCTACCAGCGTGGCGTTGGCTATCAGCTTGCGCCGGCGCAGACGTAGGAAACCGCAGAGGAAAGCGTCGGAGGTTGAGAAAGTAGATACGTAAACGTCGGCACGCCCGGTCTGCTTCAGAATCCATCTGAGCAAGCCGAGCGTGTGTAGCCCAGTACCGAGATGGTACTGAGTGGGAACGTCACTCAGCGGACGGAAGGGATAAGCCTGCTTCATTGAGCTTCGTTTTCAGATCGTCGCCAATGGGGGCGTTGTTGTCGCTGAGCACGGTAACACGGGCTCGAACTTTGGCGAGCAGTTTGTTGTACTCGTCGAGCTCCTTAGTCGCATCGTCGGACTCGCGCGACAGACGGCGAAGTTCTGCGAGGCGGTCTACGTTCTTGGTGATATACGAGCGCGCATTGGCGATGTTCTTAGCGATATCGGCAGGCGTAGGCTCTTCGCCTTCAGCCTGAGCATCGTCAGAAGGAGCGACGTAGCCGTCATAACGTCCGAGTTCGCTCTTGTAGGTGTACCACAAGTCCTTCAACTGCTTGAGATATTCGTAGCGGTCGCATGGCTGCTCGAAGGTTAGCAGAGTGTTGTAGAGCTTCTTTATCTTCAGCCAACGCTCCTTATTCTCCGCCCAGATGTTGCGCACATCCTCTGGAAGGTCGTCGTGATCGGGGCGGATGCCGGAAGCAGCAGGAAGGTAGCCACCCTCAGGAACCTCAGTGTCGTTGTCCTCCTTAGCCTTGTGCTCGGCTTCGAACTTAGCCTGCTCCTCGATGGCAGCTGCTATCTGTGGAGTAAGTTCGGCATCGAGCAACTTGACATCCTGAGTAGTCATGTTCTCGAGTCGCATAGGCAAGAATTTCTGAAGCTCGTAGCGCACCTTCGACTCAAAACGCTCTGGACGGCGCATGATGGTCTGATACATCGACATGTTGCGCGTGAGCTTCAGAACCATCTCCGCACCACGGGCAACAGACTCGCGGTCGTGCTTCTCGGCGTTGAGCCACGCCTGCATATCTTCTGTGAGTTTTTTATCTATCATTGTAAAGCAAATTAAAAGGGCGGACACCACGATCGCCATCGTGAGGACCGCCCCAGAATTAACCAATTAAATAATTTAAACCTATTTATTGCGCGAAAAAGAAAACGCTATGCAGCGACAACAATCGGCAGGCCGGTAGCACCGGAGATGTCGCCGTCCTCGGTCTCGATTTTGCCCGGGTAGAACGGAGCAGGATACTCGTCGGATGCAACAGCCTGCACTGTTGTAGAGTTGGTATCGGTAGCAGCCTTGCCGAGGTCCTGCGAGAGCGTGAGCTCAGGAGAGAACGCCTCGCTGCCCACCATGCGTGCCTTGCCGTTGCGCTGAATGAAGAGGTAGACCATCTCGTCGTTGTTGGCGAGAGAGATGTAGCCGGTGGCAGCTTCCTCGGTGCCGGGAATGACAGCGGTGCCAGTGACTTTGAATGTCTTAGAGCCATAAGTGCCCTGAGACTCGACCTGCAGCTGCGATTCGTTAGGTATGAGACCAATCTTATGCCACTTCTTGTCAGAAGCCAGTTTGAAGTCGCCGGTATACTTAGCGACAGCGTCCATCGTTTTTGGTGTCTCCGAGCCGATGGTTGGCCATCCTAAGATGTCGCGTTTAGCAATACCGAAGACCCAGCCACGTACACCAGGGAGCGACTTTGCTCCCGGTGTGAAACAGATATCGCCGTAAATAGATGCGGCGCCAGTACATTTTGCCATAAATGATAAGTTTTAATGTTAAATAAATATGTTAGCGACCTCGTTCAGGCCTTCTTGCGCCAGTAGCGCAGAACCTCGGGCGATACGCTCTGGAACTGCGTGCCGAAGAAGTAGTTGGCGATGAAGTCTACATCATAGTGATTCTTCAGTGACTTCTCAACGAGGAACTTCTCGTCTTCGGTCTGCTGGTTGAACACGAGGAAGATATTAGACTTCGGAGTGAGCAGCATGAAGTCGGCAGGAACGTTCGCAAGAGGAACGAGCTCTACGTTGCTTGCGCCCTCAAGAGTGCGCTTGTCGTAGTTCTGGTTGTACGGCAGCGAGCCATGGTTGACCTGATAGCACTCGGTGTAGCAGTGGTAAGCCTGATCGCTGAGGAAGAGCTTGAGTGGCTGCGAGCGCAGCTTGGCAGCGGCAGCATCGGTACCACTCCAATAGAACTCCTTGATGATGTCTTCGGCGTTGTCCTTGGTGATAGACTCTGCGCCCTCTACGAGGTTGCCGAGAGTCGTAGAGATGAGCACCTTCTGCAGCTCGTTGGTTCCGGCAGCATCCTTGTCGAGGACGGTCTTGAAACCGTCGAACCACTTCGCAGTCTTGGAGAAGTCTGCGGGATCGTGCTTAGCGGTGAAGGCGTTCATGAACATATTCTCGCCAAGTTTCTTGGCAAGGTATGCGCAGATCTGAACGACGATAGGCACGTTCTTCAGGCCGTCGCCCTTAGTAACGTTAGAGCCCCAAATGCTCTGGTAGATGGCGTTAGGATCGATACCTGCCACCACGTTGCCGAAGAAAGTCTGGAAGATACGCGGTGTAATATCTACAGCTGCGTCCTCATACTTTGTCTTCTGGTAGTTAGAGAGTTCGAGATTGCCCGACATCTCGCTAACAGTCTCGCGGTAGCGGATGCCGGTGCGTACAGAACAATGTTCTGCAAGTGCGCCGAGAGCGAGAAGTGGCATCATGAGGAAGTCTGAACGGTAGGTCTGAAAAGTCGTTGAGAGCTCTTCAGCACCGAATGTAATATTGCCTACTTTAACAGAAGCCATAATTATACATCTTTAATAAGGTTAAACACGTCCTGCGCAGTGAAGCTCTCCTCGCTGTTGGCAGGATTATCAACAGTAGTGGTGCCAGCAGAGGCCTTGAGAGCTGCGATCTGAGCATCCTTCTTCTTGGACTCGTCCTGAGTCTTTGTGAGTTGGTCCTTGAGTTCCTTGACAGCCTTGCCGGCTTCAGACACCGCCTTTGCGTTAGTCTTGTCTTTCTCTTCAAGTTCCTGAAGACGATCGTCGAAGCTCTTCATCTGCTCCTGGGTGAGGGTAATGTTGCCATCCTCGTTGGTCGCGAAACCGTCAGTGGCATTGAGCAATGCCATGACGCAAGCAAAGATTTTAATCATTTTGTTTGAAGTTTTTGATGCGTGTTGGTTACGGAAGAGGTTCTTGAGCCCTTCGCACGTCTTCTCGATGAAGCTCGGAGTTGGATTGCCGCTACCGTCAACCACTGACGCGACACGAGCTGCTGCGTCTTCCGAGGCAAGTGATTGAGGTAGTGGCGGTATGCCTGCATCCTTAAATTGAGATATGTTGTAAGAGTTTGTAAATTGTCCGGTTAACTCGTTGGCTGCCTTCTCAGCCTCCTTGTCTTCGCGTATGGAATCGACAAGTCCGAAGTCGAGAGCCTGCTGCGCGGTGAGCCAGTTGCCCTTCTTCATCTGGGCGAGACACTCATCGACAGACTTGCCGGTCTTGTCGGCGTACATAGAGGCAAGCACGTCGTCGAAGGTCTTGAGCGAGTCGCGCTGCGCCTGAAGCTTGCGCACGAAAGCATCAATCTGCTCCTTGTTGCTCTGCTCGTACTTGTAGATGAGAGTGGACACGTTGTGGATAAGGAAGAAGCTGCCCTTGACGATGTCGATAGTCTTGCAGCCAAGCATGGCGATAGTGCTGATAGATGCGTTCATGCCGAAGGCGTGAGCGTGTACGTTGCCGTGGTCACGGAAAGCCTGGTTAATCTCCAAGCCATCTTTAACGAAGCCGCCGAGTGAGCAGAAGCCGACATGCACTTCTTTACCACTATTCTTATTGAGCACATAACGGACATAGTCGGCAGAACAACCGTTCCACCAACTGCCAATAGTGCCTGATATGACGAGATGATATTTCATATAATAAGTATTTACGACAAAGGTAGCTTGAGAAGCATGTGGTACAAAATACTGCTATACCTTAATATATGGGGGTATCTCGTGAGATTTGTGTGTTACAACGACCTCGTTGAGCTGGTTATCTTTGACAGCATCGGGGCAGTTCTCGGTGATTTCTACAGACGGGTAAGGTCGCTCAGAGGAGCCAACAAGAAACTGACGATCGTCGATGAGTGTCACCTTGAACACCAGATGACGGCGCTTGATATTCAAATCGTCAGGTGTAAGGAATTTCAAAGTGGTGGTTATAACCTTGTTCTTGTCATCTGTCTTGGTAGACGAGACCATAGACGGATGATCTTTGACACAAATTGAGCGCCACAAGATGTTGGATGGGATGCGGATGGTGCGGTTGGCGATGAGGACCGAGCCTTCGAGTTGGGTGCTGTAAGCATAAGCTACAGACTTAACGAGCTTTATCGACTTCATATAGAGCTATATTTATATGTTGAACATAAGTGACGAACGGGCGCGAACAAAAATGGGCATCTTGTCCGTGCGATTTATAGAATATTTAACAGTTTTTATTGTCGCGCACTCGAGATCTGCGTCTGAGGTCGATACCATGCTTAAGGTAGGAGTTGCGCATACGTTGGAAACGCATCTTTAGCGTGTAGTCGTACTCGACATCTATGCCGTTAGCCTCGCACCACGCTCTAACAGCAGAGAGTAGTGTGCACTGACACAGCTCGATGTCGGCGAGATCACGCCAAAGCTGGAGCCTGAATGTGTCCTCGATGCACTCGGCAACAGCCTTGCGGGCATTGCCAGAAAGGTAGTTGTAGGTTACGACCGGCTTCTGCTTTGAGTCGGGGATGCAGATAGCAACATCATCATCGCCACGTGTCAGCGGTAACGAACCAGGCTGGCGCGTGAGAAAATGACGGATGCAAGCATTCTCGGCGCTTTGAGCTGGAAACACTACAGGGTCGCCGAAGTGATGGCGCAGCCATTGAGCAATGAAAGGTTTTAGAGTGAGGTAGACAAGATATTTGGACATGTTTGGTACCATTTTTTGATTAAGCATGTTGCGTCTTGCAAAAGTAGGAAATTTAGAACAAATATCCTACTATATAAGGGTGTTTTTTAGTTGTTAGCTATTGTTTTTCGCCTTGTTCTCTGAGTTCTCTGTGCGTCTGATATGATTTTGCAATAATTTTTTGTGACAATGTGATGTGTGACAACGTGAAGATAAGTAGCTTATTATCAAAGTGATGTGGTGTTGCAAGTTCGTGTTGCAAGTTTGTGACAGGTCATCACAAACTTTATACCGACTTTTGCGAGGAAACCATGTCACAACTTGAAAAACTTTGTGACAACTTTGTGACAACTTTGTGACGGCGGTTTGTGACAATTTGTGACAAGCGGAACTCCCTTATTTTCAATATATTTTATACTTTTTGCAACAACCTGTTACAAAATCACAAAGTTTTTGTACAAAATAAGAGAGGGGTGTCGGGGAGAGGCAAGGCAAGTCCGGTGGGGCTGTCTGAAAGATTTGCGGAAATATGGAACAATCTGCTACAGGTGTTGGAATGTGCTGACAAAGAAAAAGGCGGACTACACAGGTGATATTACCTGGCAGTCCGCCACCCTATTGAAGATTTAAAGCGAAATGATTAGTCTGTTTGTTTAGAAAGGTCGCTCGTCTGCATCGTCGAAGGTCAGTTCTTGGTCTTTCGGACTGTCAGGGCGTGCGTTCTGCGATATTGAGCGGATATATATCATATCCTTTGTTTTGCGAAGCTCTGCAGTGACCTGCACTGCTCTCTGGATGCGACCACCGGCGTTGCATAGCTCCGGAGGATTCATGCAGTCGATCCACGGACACAGTTTGCAAAACGCCTTGAGACGTTTGGTGAACGCCTGCATGGTGATGCGGTTGACATTGGAGAAGCGCTGATACTCGTTGAACACCTCGTCGCGTGCAATGTAGTCATCGAGGTGACCGCCATCGGGCGAGAAGTAGCCTTCTGCCCAGTCCTCGAAGTTGGCACCCATAGATGCCTTCAGATGGCGCTTCTCCATGTTACCCATTGGGGGCTGCGGTTTGATGCCTGTATCCTTTAGTGCGAGATATACCCGGCAGCACTGCAGCCAAAAGTTAAGGTCGGCATTCCACTCCTCGTCGCTGTAGTCGAAGGCATAGAGTGTCTTGTTGAAGTCATCTCGGATAGTCCTTGTTTCGTGGTAGTCGTTGTCATCGGTCTTTTGATGGTACCAATCGGAGAACACCATGTAGAGCGAACGTGCCTCTGAGGATGGATCAAAGTCTTGAGGTACGTAATTGGTCGTGAATGCGAGCTTAGGTGATTCGTCGAAACCGATGGTAAATGAGCGGTTGTTCTTCGGGTTCACCGTCATGTCGCTCGTGATGTTGTCGTAGAATAGACCGAGGTTTAGATATCGGTCGCAGTCGTCGACGAGCAGTAAGTCCGTAAACTGGCTCACCTGGTCGAACACGTGCGGATTATCCATGAGCTTCGGATTTCGTCCGGATAGTTTTACGGTATTCATCATAAATGAGAGTACCTTAAAGAAGAAAGACTTTCCGGAACGACCATTGCATTCGTCCTCCTCGCCTATCTTATTGTCCATAGCCAATGGAGCCCATGCCCTGACAAAGTCCTTATATCGATGAAGCATGTATCCGAAGGTGAAAATTTTATTGATAAGGTTTTGTTTTTGCTCTGCTATCTCATTCGCCTGCAGTCCTTCGCCGTCGATGCGGAATGGGTTCGCCTTGATATATGCAGCAGCAGCCACTCTATCTTCGCCGAAGCGGGTCTCGGTCTCATCGCGCCAGTATAGTCGCGAGGTGTTGATGAGATACCCGAAGAAGTTGCTCTTAACATTGAGGACTTCGATATCGAGATGTATGCGTCCGTCGGTGGTCTGTGTCTGCTTAATATTGAACATGTCTGGTAGTGACTTGAATCGATGCGGTATAACGCCTTCCTCCCAGACGTAGTTATGTAAGTCGTCTGCGCCTGGATCGTACTCTTTGAGCCCATTAGGGATAGCCTCGGACGGCTTGCACACCTCGATGGTCTTATTCGGAAAGAAGAAGTATTGCGAGTTCGGCGTATAGTTGGTAAAGTTCAGGTCTATCTCTTGGAGCGACTCAAGAGCTGCAGGTGATAGCTTGGTAGTATTCAGCACAAGATTGAGAATATTGCGGTCCTCGAATCTATCGACCACCCACCGACGTATGAACTCGCGCACCTCCTTCACGATAACGCGCTTAACGATGTTGCCCTCGATGCGTATAAACTGAGTGTTAGCCGAGTTCTCATCGTGGAGGGCATAGAAACCATTAAGCTGAAGGAAGTTGTACAAGCAAGCTGTGTCAACCTCTGTCTTCGGTCTGCCGTCTTTGTTGATAGTCTGTACCCAGAACTTGGCAGGCATGGCTACCTTCAGCAGATTGCGGAAGTCCTTGCGCTCGCTGTGTATTTCGAGCCAGTCGCGCAAATCTTTGCGAGGCTTGCCGCGGTTGTCTTTGTAAGTCAGAAGTTTGTCCGGGAGCCATGCCGTATGGATGTCGATAAAGCGCAACGCGAGCTCACGACCTTTGCGTCGCCCTGTCTCGTCGATATCGGGTATATTGTAGAGCACCTCGACGTATTTCATTATCTCCTTATACTCGTCGACAGAGAGCTGGTAGGTCTCAGAATTGAACCATAGAGGAAAGTAGCCCATGGACTTGCAGCAAAGCGAGTCGCGTTCACCGGAGCAGATAACCGCTTCGGGCAGCTTCTGCTCTTTGTACGGTTTGCCGTCCTCGTGCGCTGCGTACCACTCTTTCTCCTCCTTGGCATTGAACTCACGATATGCCTTCTTGAGCTCCGCAAGCCCGTTAATGTAGAAGCGCGGCTTGGCACCTGCAGGCGTGTACGAGAAACGAAAGCCTTTGTCGCAGTTGTAAGGCTCATATACCTTATAGAACTTCTCTTCCGGCTGGTCGCCCACGGCCTCTTTGATAACACATTCGCGCATGAATATAGGATAGTGCTCGGTAGAATACTTGACCGTCACCTTACGGTCCTTGACATTTGCTATCCATTTGACAGAATGCCAATGAAGTGCATCGACATGGTCTTGTGTCACCTTTGGGCCGAGCGCCTTGAGTTCAGCTTCAGTAAACTTCTCGTTGAGTTCGAAAGGACGTGTACCGTCTTTTTCGTCTGCACGAGCTTCACGCTGACGAATCTCTGGACGGTTCACAGAGCGGTCGAGTTCGTCGCGTATGTCGAACTGTGCCGCCAGCTTCAGTATAGCCTCGTTGAAGCGTGAGCGGTCGTAGCCATTCTCACGCATAAAGATGTCTATGGCATTTTCGCCACGACCTTCGCCGCCGAAATCTGTGACCTGCCATATCGCACCATATTTTTTTGAATTGAATTGTCGCAAGGAGGCTGAAGGCGTGCGCTCGTTGCGTATGGAGAAGTGTTTGTTCTTCTGGTGTACGCAGTCACGCGCCTGCGGATATATGGATAGAATGATATCCAGGCCTCCATTTGTTGCGTTTAGTATTTGTTCTACGCTAATCATTTCGCTTGGGTTTTATTCGCTTTGCAAAGATAGTGGCAACGCATCGCTGCCACAAAATCACGATATCACACTTTATTATTGTTTTCAGAGGATCTTTATATCGATGCTCAGCGAAGGGATAAACGCACTGAAAAATGGGGTATCTCTGAGTTCGAGTGTACCTTCATCGTCAAGAACTACAGTGGGCTGCATTCGTGCTCGACATACTGGGCGATAAGCGTAACCGTCTATCCACCATATATAGTCCTTGAAGTCGAGAGGCTCTTCCTCGAAAGCCTCACACTTGCCATTCACACCAAGAAGGCAGCCATCTTTGTATTGTACGACACGAAAGTCCTTAGATAGCAGCCCCATCTCCTTCAGATTATCGATATGCTTTATGTATTGTTCTATTGTTATCATATTCGCATTTCTCTATATTAATGTATTCAACATATTTGTTTTTAATTAGGCAAAAGCGTCCGTTAATGCAGTTGCGCTTATGCTTGCACGTGTCGCAGATCAGAACCACTTAGTAGTTGTTAAGACGTAAGACTCTAATGATATCGCGACAATGACTAACGCCACATTTGACCTTGATGCGCATGAGCTGCACTTTGACAGTATGTGCATTTTTGCCGAGCCGTTCGGCGATCTGCGTAAAAGTAAGCCCCTCGAGGTATAGATCGGCTATCTCTCGTTCGCATTTAGAGAGATTGACCATTGTCTTAGGGCGACATATCACTCGCTCGAACTCACACATGCCGCGTAGCGGGCATCGAACCTCTTCAAAGTGCAAGATATCGTGCTCGATGTCTTGAGTCAGTAGGTCGTGCTCGCCAAAGTTGCAGCGTATAAAACGTTCAACCATTTTGAAGGTATTATGGCGATATAGCTTAGCAAGTGCTGCGTATCCCTCTGGGAACCTCGTCTTGATGACATTGTGCAGCTCGTCAACAATATCGGTATTGAACTTGGTGAGTCGCTTGGACTCTTCGCCAGGCTTCTTGTAGTAAACAAAGCCGTCTGGTGTAACGAAAAACTCCAAAAATTTTAGTATCGCCATAAGTCCTCCTTTTTTATAGCCTCCGTGCAAGCCATGCGCTCGAGAGTGTTAAGCTGGTAAGCTGCGACTCCAGATAGCTTACGCCGGATGGTGTTATAGTTCAAATCGTATGTAACCATCAGGTATCTGAGAAATTTACCCTTCTCTTTTTTCGTCAGGTTAGCGAAGTAACCCTCCGGGGCCAATGAATTGAAAATCTGTTCCATTTGTTTGTTTATGTCGTTTTTAGTGTCTAACTTTGCTGCAAAGATATAAACAAAAAATGGACAATCACCTACTTTATTGAGATTTTAACCCTTAATAAAGTAGGATTTAACCTTTATTAAGTATGAGGTACGAAAATAATACGGTAAAAAGCGAAAGAGTGAGAGAACTGCTTGAGCGAGCAGGTATTAGTATTGGTGAGTTTAGCAAGAGTCTTTGGGGAGCGAAGACGCACAATACTATAACATACTTTGATGCTCGACCAGATGTCAAAGTCTCAACATTGGTGAGAATGGCTGAGGTCTTAGGATGTTCAATAGAGGACATCTTAATAAAGTCGGACGGTACGTCGGACGTACCTACTATAAACGGACACTATAATGTGGTTAATAGTAGCTATGTAAATACCGATGTGACGTCGTTAAAGGCTGAGGTAAAAGCTCTGAAAATGCTCATAGAGGAGAAGAACCAGCGCATAGAAGATTTAAAAAATGTCAATGCTGAACTTGGTGCGAGGCTTGACATGGTCCTGCAATATGGACAGAATAGAGACCATTAATAATGCAATAATATATAACCAAAGCTATTGCCTCAAGAGGGTAGAATATATCAGCAATAGCAGCTCAATCCTGCCTCCGCAACTAATAACGACATAGCAAGTTGTAAAGCAACGAGTTATGTCGTTTTTTTATTTTAGGCTGCGACAAATCTGCGACAAAGATTTTCATTATAAAATGGAGTTGTGCCCACAGTTGGCATAGCTCCATTTTATTTTTG